CCCTTTATTCGTATTTTTTTGAGAAAATTGGGGGACATTTTGCCCTCGGGTTGTGGATAACTTTGCGACGTTTATGCACCGATTTATGCATGACAAAAAGGGACTCGAATGGCAGCACCAAAAAAGGCCACACGCAAAGCAGCACCCAAACGGGTTGCGACTCCAAAACCGGTGGCACCGATTTACGGCAGGAACCGCACGGCGGTCAATGTCACCGTGACAGCGTTGCAGGACTCCGGCCGGTTGGTGCCGGCCGATGCTGCCCGGGTGTCGATGGTCGAATCGTTGGCCGATGCGGTGGACGCCGATCCGGGGAACGCGTCGTTGTGGCGGGAGTTTCGTCAGGCGTTGGACGGGTTGATGGTGGAGCGCGATGACGGCATTGACGAATTTGCCGCGGTCCTCGGTGTTTTGCAATCCGCGATGGTCGACCCCGAGGTCTCACGATAGGCAGACGTTAGGTCCGGAGATTTTGACGATTGGCCGGCAGTTGGGGCATCACCTCATGCCGTGGCAACAATTGGTCGCAGATACCGGGCTAGAAATTGACAGGGATTCAGGGTTGCCGGCGTTCCGTGAGGTTGTGGTTACGGTGCCCCGGCAGTCGGGGAAAACGACGTTGGTTTTGGCGTGGGAGTTGCAGCGCGCGTTGATGTGGAATTCGATGCAGCGTTGCGCGTACACCGCGCAAACGGGTTGGGATGCGCGTCGCAAATTGATTGACGATCAGGCGCCGATCCTGATGGGGTCACCATTGAAGGCGACCGTCACCCGAGTTTTCCGAGGCTCAGGAACCGAATCCATTGTGTTCAAAAATGGTTCCCGGATTGATGTGTTGGCCACCTCGGAGTCGGCAGGTCATGGGCGCACCATTGACCTCGGAGTTATTGACGAGGCGTTTTCCGATACCGATGACCGGCGGGAGCAGGCTCTACTCCCGGCGATGGCCACGCGTGCGTCGGCCCAAATTTTGATTGTTTCGACGGCAGGGACAGAGGCGTCCGTCTATTTGAACCGCAAGGTTGCAGCGGGTAGGGCGGCTAGTCTCGCCGGCGACAAATCGGGGATTGCCTATTTTGAGTGGTCCGCCTCCGATGATGCCGACATTGATGACCCCCGAACGTGGTGGGGTTGTATGCCGGCACTAGGCCACACAATCTCGGAGGATGTTGTCCGGCACGCTAGGGCCACGATGTCGGAGGGCGATTTTCGCCGGTCGTGGTTAAATCAACAAACGACGTCGGACGAACGTATCCTCCCGGCCGCAATTTGGGATGCAGTAAATGGGGAGGGTGTCAGGCCGGAAGGCCGGATGACGTTCGCCGTTGATGTGAACGCAGACCGGTCGGCATCGTCGATTGCAGTTTGTGACGAATCGGGCCGGGTCGAATTAGTAGACCACCGGCCCGGAGTCAGTTGGGTCGTGGACCGGATCGTGGAGTTGTCGGAACGGTGGTCCGCCTCCGTCGTGTTGGATGGTTACTCGCCCGCCGGTTCATTGTTTGATGCATTGGAGGGGCGTCGGGTACAGGTCGAAAAGTATGCGACCCGACAAATGGCCAACGCGTGTGGCGTATTTTATGACGCCGTAGCGGATAAGCGGGTACAGGTCCGGACTAATCCTTTGCTAGATTTGGCGGTCATGGCAGCACGCCGGAGGACGTCGGGCGATTCGTGGACATGGGCACGCTCCGACACGGCGGTCGACATTTCGCCGTTGGTGGCCGTGACTCTCGCCTACGATCGGGCGATGTCATCGAAGGGATCAGGGAAACCGGAGGCATGGATCGCATGGGATTAGAAACAAAATCGTTGGCGTCGATCATCCAAATTGTCGGTGGCGTTGCCATCGCCATCGGGGTCGGGCTAATCGCATTACCCGCCGGCATCATCGCCGCCGGGATCATGGCCATCACGTTTGGTGTGGCCCTCGGATTGGAACGATGAAGGGTCTAACGTGTTAGAACGTCTACTCGGTCGCAGCACGTCAACGCGTGCCGCCGGTCTCACCTCTCCCGACTATCAGGACCTATTCACCCGGTTCGGTTTCAATGGTGTCCAATACGTCGCACCCAATAGCAACCTCGCAGCGTTGAGCGCCCTAGAGGGTGCAAACAATCCGATTGTTGCAGCGTGTATCCACCTCCGGGCAATGGTATTTGCCGAGGTCCGGTTCACGTATCAGGCTTACGAGGCGTCACGCCCGGGGTCGATGTTCGGCACACAATCGTTGATTCCTTTGGAGGTTCCGTGGCCGGGTGCTAACACCGGCGACCTATTGGGCCGCATGGAAATCGATGCGTCATTGTATGGGAATTCCTTTTGGATCAAATACGAGGATGGTCTAGTCAGGTTGGACCCGATGCGCGTGGTCATCGCAACCGGGTCGGTTGAGGACCCCACGACCGGGCACACAATCGGCCATCAATTGGCCGGTTACTATTTGGTAGACGATCACGGTGGCGAGGTCGCGTTCTTTGAACCGTCGGAGGTCGCCCATTATCGGCCACTACCGGACCCCAAATTTTCGTTCCGTGGCGCATCGTGGTTGTCATCGGTGTTGCAGGACGTACAGGTCGACGGGCAGTTGTCGGATTACAAATCGGCGTTCCTAGATAATGCGGCGACCCCCAATTTGGTTGTGTCAATGGACCCGTCCATCACTCAAGAGGCGTTTGACCGACTCCGGGAAAAGATTGAGTCAGGTCATGCCGGCACCGAGAACGCGTTCAAAACGATGTATTTGGGCGGCGGTTCTGACGTCCGGGTTGTTGGTTCTAATTTTGAGGAACTCGCAATGAAATCGGTGCAAGGCGCCGGCGAGACTCGCATTGCAGCGGCCGCCGGCGTGCCCGCCTCTATTCTCGGAATTAGTGAGGGCCTAGCAGGGTCCGCCCTAAATGCCGGAAATTATTCGGCAGCGCGTCGCCGGTTTGCCGATGGCACGATCCGACCGTTGTGGCGTTCGGCGTGCGGTGCCCTCCAAACGTTGGTCCCCCCACCGGACACAAGGTCGCGCCTATGGTTTGACGCCCGGGACGTTTCGTTTCTACAGGAGGACGTCCTAGATTTGGCGGACATCCAATCCCGGAACGCTCTCACAATTGAGAGTTTGATTCGGGCCGGGTTCGTGCCGGCGACCGCCGTGAACGCCGTGGTCACCGACGATTTTACATCCCTACAACATACGGGACTCTATTCCGTACAGTTGCAACCACCGACAACATCGGGAGCCTAGACAATGACAGAGATTGAGACACCAATCCCCGAGTTGGGGAAAACCGATTTGGTTCGCCACGTTGAGTTTCGTGCCGTGCCAACCGCCGACGGGTTGACGTTGGACGGCTATGCGGCAGTCTTTAACGATTGGACAATGATTGACTCGCACGAAGGAACGTTCCGGGAGCGGATCGCCCCGGGCGCGTTCAAACGCACAATCGGGCAGCACATGCCGGTTCTCCAATTCGACCACGGAACCCACCCGGTCATTGGTTCTATTCCGTTGGGGCGCATCACCTCTATTGTTGAGGACACCCACGGGTTGCATGTCCGGGCACGACTCTCCGACAATTGGCTAGTCCAACCTGTCCGGGATGCCATCGTGGACGGCAGCATCCACGGCATGTCGTTCCGGTTCTCAGTCACCGCCAACGGCGACACAGTTACCCGGGGCGCCGATGGCATTTTGGAACGCACGATTTCCGAGGTCGCATTGTATGAGGTCGGCCCGGTCGTTTTCCCTGCATACGATGGGACGTCCGTTGGTGTACGATCTAGGGACGCGATTGATGCGCTAACCGATCCGGACGTGCGGCGAGAAATTGCCCACGCCCTAGCCCGTGGCACCGACCTCACAGGGTCGCCCGCCATAGTGACCGCCCCGGACATTGTCCACGCGGCACCCGAACCAACGACCACCCCGGCCGATGGCCACGCGGTCGAATCTAACCCACCCACTAGAACCAAAACCCAACGCGTCGCGTTGGCATTGGTCCACACCGAAGGATTTACACCATGAAAATTGACGAACTCCGTTCCGCCGTTGCCGGCATGAGGGACGAAATTGTCCGCATGTCCGCAATTGAGGACATCACCCCAGAGGATGACATCATCCTTGACGCAACCATTGCAGAGTTTGAGGCCGCAAAATTTGACCTCGACACGATGGACGCACGCAACGCACGCATCGACGCGGCAAAAGCCACAGTCGTTGAGCGCACCGCCGCCGTGTCCCCGACAATCATGCGACGCGTCGACCCGACCGTCCTAGACCTCCGTACCGCAACACGCGGCGAGGTACGCGACGCAGCATTAAAGGTTCTAGAGAATGAGGCCGGCACGATCAACACCCCATCGGGTGACAAAGTTGACCGTCTACTCCGGACACATTCCCACAACGTCGACGGTTCACAGATTGGGCGCCGCCTAATCATCACCGAGTCCGACGCCTACCGTTCGGCGTTCGCTAAGGCGTTAACACAGAACACCCCGGCGTTCACCGCCGAGGAGTCCAACGCCATCAACGAATTCCGGGCAATGTCCGGTGGAGTTGACACGGCCGGAGGGTTTGCCGTTCCGGTTTTGATCGACCCGACAATAATTTTAACAAGCGGGGCAGCGGCCGCACCGGTCCTCAACCTTGCGCGTGTCATCACGGTCACGACCGATTCATGGAAGGGCGTATCATCGGCCGGCGTTGCGTGGTCCTACGATGCAGAGGCGTCAGAGGTTTCCGACGATTCTCCGACCATCGCACAGCCTGAGGTCCCGGTCTACTCTGCCCGAGGATTTGTTCCGTTCTCAATTGAGATCGGTTCCGATTGGCCGGCATTTGCCGACGAAATGCGTGTCCTATTGGATGGCGGCTATGTCGACCTAATCGCATCGCAGACAATGACGGGTTCGGGTTCGGCATCGCCGACTGGAATTTTCACGGCCCTATCGGGTAACGCAGCATCCACCACGGTTGTTGCAGTTGACGGCGCTTTTAGTGCCGTGGACCTTCTAGCGGTTTGGAAAAACCTCCCAGAGCGTTACCGTGGAAACGCGTCATGGATCATGCACACCGATGTTGAGAACGAAATCCGCACGTTTAGCGGTACCGCAAGCGGCGGCTATTACACCGTAAACATCACACAGGGTGGAGTCGGAACATTGTTCGGCCGTCCGGTCTACACGACCGACTACGCCCCACAATTTACCGGCACAACCGCCGTGGCGAACATCCTGACCGTTGGAGATTTCTCCAACTATGTCATCGCACAACGTGCGGGAATGACCGTCGAATTGATCCCATTCCTTTTGGGACTCACGAACAACCGGCCCACAGGACAGCGCGGATTCTTTGCGACTGCCCGCCACGGGTTCGATTCGGTCAACGACCGCGGTTTCCAACTACTGCAAAACACCTAGCAACAATTAAACAAATGGTGGTCGTGGTGGTCGGGCGCATGTCCGGCCACCACCCCCATCACCAACAAACCGGAGGAAAACGAAATGTCCGAACCAATAGTGTTTGCCAACGCATCATGCAGCACCACCGACCCGGCAACCGGAATGATTGTCCGCCTAGTCGAGGGCGAACCGTGGTCCGCATCGGACCCGTTTGTTATTGCACGCCCAATGTTTTTTGGATCGTTCCCGGATCGTATCCGGCGCACCGTCCCATTCGTGGCGGTGATTGAGACAGCATCAAAGGCACCCGGCGAGAAACGTGCCACCCGTAATGTCTAAGCGCAGGCCACGCACCGCCGGACCTCGCCCACAGGTTGAGGGCGCCGGCAAGGTTGCCATTGCTTATGTTCACGGCGCAGAGGTCGCCCATAGTTGGCATTTGTCAATGCAATCATTGGTTGGCCATGACATAGCACACAATCAACGTGTCGTTGGTGGCGGATGGTTCGCGACTAAGTACGGGACCGGGGGAATTGTTCAGGCCCGCAACGATACGGTGACGGCGTTCCTCACACAATGCACCGCCGAATGGTTGTTGTTTGTCGATACGGACATGGGATTTGCGGCCGACTCAGTTGACCGCCTAATGGAAACCGCAGACAAAGACTCCGCCCCGATTGTTGGGGCGTTATGTTTTGGCGTCCGAGAAATAGAGGGCGACAACATTGGCGGGTATCTAATACAACCGGCACCAACAATCTACGATTGGGCGACGATGCCCAACGGTCAACAAGGTTTCCACGCCCGGGTCGATTACGAAAAGGACACAGTTTCGCAGGTCGCCGGAACCGGTGCCGCGTTCGTGCTAATCCATCGCACCGTGTTTGAGCGGATAGAAACAGAACATGGCCGGTCGTGGTTTTCGCCGGTGTTCAACAAATCTCTCAACATGACCATTGGGGAGGACCTATCGTTTTGCAGTCGTGCCGGCGCCCTCGGAATTCCAATCTATGTGGACACGTCGGTCAAAATTTCGCACCTCAAAATGGGATGGTTCGACGAACGATTGTTTGACCGCATTGACAGGATCGGGATGTTGCCAACGGACCCCGAGGTTGAAATTGTTCCCTAGTCGGCCAATCGGTCCCGATGCGCGCCGGTATCTAAACGCCGGCGCAGGACATTCGGTCACCCGGCCATTCCATTTGCGTTGGCTACTCCCCGCCGTATTGGGGGACAGTCTCCGACGGTGGTGGTTCGTGTGGTTGGGATCATGGATTGTGTTGGCCATCGCCACCGGATTTTGGGCATACGGCTCAGGACTAGCCGGGTGGCGTTTACTCGCCGCCATCGCGTTCCTAGTAGCCCTCCCGGGGATTCTAGGGCCGGTCGTATCTATCCCCGTTTCCGTGGACCTACCGGCGACAGCATTGACCATTGCCGGCGTTGCCCTAATCGCCACAGGCGAGACCCCCGGCATCATCATTGGAGTCATCATCCTGACCATCGGGGCAATGATCCGAGAAACCGTCCCCGTCGTGGCCGCATTGTTGGCATGGAATCCAATCGCATTGGTTGCCCTAGTCGCCCCGGTCATTTGTGCCATCGTGCGAACCCCGGCACCGACGTCCGGAGTCGCCGAATGGGATGACATCACCGCCCACCCGATACGCGCCGGGATCAGATACCATGCCGGCCGATGGCGTGACGCACGCCTAATGGTCCTCCCGTGGGGTGTATGTCTCGCAGGACTCTACGCACCAACACCACGAATCGTGGTCATCGTGTTAGTTGCCTATCTGCAATTATTGGTGGCAACCGACACCGTCAGAATCGTCCAACATGTCGCAGGTCCGGCCCTAGCATTAGCGGCAGCGGCAACAATCCCCGTCGAATGGTTGCCCCTCGCAATCATCGCCCAAATCTTTTGGTTCATAATCCCCGAGAGGATTTAGCGCATGGCAATCACAAACGGTTTGTGTTCACTCTCAGACGTGAAAACGGCCATGTCAATCTACGACAGCAACGACGATGACCGGTTGGAGTTGGCGATCACGACCGCATCCCGAATGTTGGAGGGGATTTGCAATCGCCGGTTTTATCAGGACGCCGGAGTTTCCGTGCGCGTGTTCGCAGCACTAAACGACGATCTTTGTTTTGTGGATGACATTTCTACAACAACCGGATTGATTGTCAAAACGGACCCACAGTTGACGGGAACATTTTCGCAAACATGGGCCGCCACCGACTACCAATTGGAACCCCTCAACAACATCGTTGATGGACAGTCATGGCCGACAACCCAAATTCGGGGCGTGAAATTTTTGGAGTTTCCACGGTTTGAGAATCGTGCCGGGGTACAGGTCACCGCCCGATGGGGATGGGCCGCAATACCTGACGCCGTAAAATCTGCCGGCATCATCCAATCCGTGGCGGTGTTCAAAGCAGCAGAGGCACCATTCGGGGCGATGGGATTAGCAGAAACCGGAATCATTCGCGTCCGGGCTATCCACCCAACCGCTGCCGCATTGGTCGCACCATACCGACGCGATCCGATCCTAGTGGCATGACAGTCAAAACGGTCACCGAAATTTCCGACGCACTCCGGAACGCATTGACCGCCATTCCCGGGTTGCGCGTGTTCGATTATCTACCCGACCAAATCAACCCGCCCGTCGGGTATGTCGGAATAGAGTCAGTTAATTACCACGGCGCATTTAGTGGCGGGAACCCGGTTCACAATTACACCGTCACCATCGTCGTTGGCAGGACCTCGGACAGGGCATCGCAACGCGCACTCGACGAATTTTTGGCCTACGATTCACCGAGGTCAGTACGCGACGCAATTGAAACCGATCCAACATTGGGCGGATTCGTTTCCACCCTAATTGTCACACAGGGCGGCAACCTCCAAACCATCAACATTGCGGAGGTCATCTACGTTGCCATAGATTTTTCCGTCACCATCTACCCCTAGAGGACCAACATGCAAACGTTCACCATTATCGGCGAATTCGATGTCGCCGGCAAACACCCCGGCGAGACCCTCACAGAGGACGAACTCGCCGGCGCCAACATCCCCGTCCTAATAGACGCCGGATGCATCACACCAAACAAACCCACCAAGGGCACTAGCCCCAACCCGAAGGAATAACAAAATGGCAAAGTTAGTACTAATGAACCCATCCATCACCGTCGGAGCGGTCGACCTATCCGACCACATCGCATCCGTGACAATCACCAAAACAATTTCAGAGGTCGCCACCACAGCGTTCACCACGTCGGCAACCGCCGGCATCACACGCGTCGGAGGATTAGAGGACTCAAGCATTGCCCTAGAATTCCATCAGGATTTCGCTACAGGGTCCAACGTTGAGGCCATCGTCTACCCGCTAGTAGGTCTCACCACTAGCGTCGTGATTAAGCCGGTCGCAGGAACCACCACCTCCGCCAATCCGTCCTACACGGCCACCGTGTTCGTTGGCGAGTGGACACCAATCAACGGCGCAGTTGGCGACCTCAACACCGCATCGGTCACATGGGCCGTCTCCGGTGTAGTCACTAAGGCCATCGTCTGATGATGCGGTGGCGCGTGCGTGTCGCACATGTTGGCGAACCGGAGGCCACGTTCGACGTCACCCCACGGGTGGTCGTAGATTTTGAGCGGTTCTACAAAACCGGAATTGGCAAAGCGTTCGCCGACGAACAACGTTTGGAACATGTCTATTGGTTGGCGTGGACAGCCGAACGGCACGCCGGCACAACCGTCCCCGTGTTTGATACATGGTTGGCGACCGTGTTGGATGTCGAATTGGAAACCGGTGACACCCCTTTAGACGAGAGTCCATCACCTACCTAGTCGCATCAATGGCGGTGGAGACCGGAATTGCACCCCAACATTTGTTGGATGCACCCGACGGGATGTTGTATGCCATGCACGACTACATGGTGCAACGCGTAAAAGATCAGGAACGGCACCGATGATGGAAACCCAAAATGGCTAGTCCCCAAAAGATTAGAGGACAGGGCGTCAACGTCGTTGGGTTGGATGATTTCCGGCGCGAAATCAAACGCATCCAACAACAAAGCGGCGGGAACGGTTTGGAGTTACTTAAAGCACTCAACATTGTTGTCGCCAAACACATCATCGCGCATGCACAAATCCGGGCGCAAGGTCTCGGACCGATGCAACAAAAGGCCGCCGGATCGATGCGCCCCGGCAAGCGTGTCAATGCTGCCACGATTAACGCCGGGTCCGATGCCAAACGTGGGATCGGGTTTTTTGGTGGCGCCGAATTTGGTGCGGAATCAAACGTATTGCGCCCCAACATTGGTGGCATCGTCAAAAAACAATCCGTGGATCGCGCCGGTTATGGTTACAACCAATTCCCCGAATGGCGTGGCAATCACGGCAAGGTCGGCTACTTTTTATTCCCTACCCTTACGGCAGAGGGCGACGCAATCCGGCGCATCTATTGGAACGGGTTGGAAGGTATTGCCCGACGTGCGTTCCCTGACAAAGACTAGAGAGGACACCAATGGCACGTTCACGAAAATTGACGGTTGAGGTTCTCGCCGACGCCAAAAATTTCACCAAAAACATTGGGTCCGCGGGTGTCGCCTCCGATGACATGGGCCGCAAATTTAAGAACATGGGACGCAACATTGGCATTGGTCTAGGTGCTGCCGCTGCCGGCGTTGCCGTATTTGCAAAAGGCGCTATCGATGCAGCGTCCGAGGCGCAGTCAGTCCAACGCAAAGTTGCGGCAGTAATCAAGGCCACCGGCGGGGCGTCTAACGTGACCGCCAAACATGTCAACGAATTTGCGGAATCGATGGCCTACAAAATTGGCGTCGATGATGAGGCAATCAAAACGTCCGCTGCGATGTTGTTGACGTTCAAAAAGGTCCGCAACGAAACCGGCAAGGGCAACGACATTTTTGACAGGGCCGCAACGTCCATGATGGATTTGGCGTCCGTGTTCGGGTCCTCCGATGCTGCCGCCAAACAATTAGGCAAGGCGCTATCCGATCCGGTGAAGGGTGTGAGCGCACTCAAAAAAGCGGGCGTCGATTTCACGCAACAACAAAAGGATCAAATCAAAATCATGGTCGAATCGGGCGACCTATTAGGCGCCCAAAAATTGATCCTCGGGGAAGTCGAATCGCAGGTTGGGGGAACCGCAGCAGCGTCCGCTACAGCGGGCGACAAAATCAAAGTTGCGTTCGGCGAGGTACAGGAACAAATCGGGACCTATCTTTTGCCCGTCGTAAAATCGCTATCCGATTGGGTGGTGTTGACGTTCATTCCTGCCGTCAAAAAATGGAACGAAAAACACGGTCCGGCGATGAAAAAAATGTTCCGAGAATGGGGCGAGAAAATCAAAATCGTATACG